AGCATCTGCACCATCTGCTGATGGAGGCAATATCTGTAAACACGGAGCGATGACATACCGCGAGGGTGTCGGAGCTAAAGGACCTTGGAAGGGTTATATGTGCGCTGCTCCAAAGGGAGCAACGGACAAGTGTCAGACTATCTGGGTTCGATGACCCAATGCGAGGACCCCGTGAATACGAGGATCCTCTCTGCGCTCAATCAGGTGGTGACTTTTGGTTTCCAGAACCTGGACAAGGAATTACCCAAGAAACAAATTACGCTCGAAGTATATGTGACAAGTGTGTCCATAAAGTTGAGTGTGCAGAATGGGGTATCTACAACGAACATTACGGAATCTGGGGTGGCCTTACAGAGGCGCATAGGAAACAAGTAAGACGTAAGCTAAAGATACAAGTAATACGACGGGAGGAAAGTGCTTAGATTAGACCGCGCTTGGAAGTCTGTGCAGTCAACTGCTGCACCGCTTCCTACTGTGTGGAAAGATCTAGAGACTAAAGAGATAAAGTTTCGGCGTGGTCAAGTGTGTATGGTTGCCGCTGCACCCAATGCTGGAAAGTCTATGTTCTCTCTCGTATACGCTATCAAAGCTAAAGTACCTACTTTGTTTTTCTCCGCAGATACCGATACTGCTACTGTGATGCTGAGAGCATCAGCTCATCTTGCAGGTCATACTCAGCAGACGGTAGAGAATCAAATCTCTATCAACCCTGAAGCCTATGATGAAGTATTGCAAGAGATATCACATATCCAATGGTGCTTTGATTCTTCTCCGAATCTTGATGATATCGAATCAGAAATCAAGGCATATATTGAACTCTATGGCATAACACCACAACTAATTGTCATAGATAACTTAATGAATGTGGTCGCTGAAACTGATAATGAATGGTCAGGGCTAAGGCAGATAATGATTGAGCTTCACGATATGGCTCGCAAGACTGATGCCTGTGTAATGGTTCTGCATCACGTATCAGAACAGAGTGAGTATGGAGATATGACTGAACCACCACACCGTAGAGCAATCCACGGTAAGGTGAGTCAGCTACCTGCTCTGATACTTACTCTTGGTTACAACCCATTCGAGCATACGCTTCGGGTTGCAGCCGTCAAGAATCGCTTTGGAAAACACTCTGTTAATGGCAAGGATTGGGCTGGTTTATTTGTAAACTTTGCCACCTGTCAAATTGGTGACAGCGATACTATGGGCAGAATGATTTACAACTCTAACTTATCGAGGGTTATATGAGTTCGTATAATAAGGCTAAGGGATCAAAGTTTGAGACGGATGTAATGAAATACTTACGCAAACTTGGACACTTTGCAGAAAGATTAGCCAAGGCTGGGGCCAATGATGAAGGTGATATTGTCACCATAATCGCAGGTCAGACCTACATTCTGGAATGTAAGAATCGCAAGTCAATCAATCTTCCGCAGTTCTGGGCAGAAGCCCAGACTGAGGCAGCCAACTATGCGAAGGCTCGTGGGTTACCCGTCAATCCGCCAGCCTTCGTCATAGTCAAAAGACGAAGAGGCAGTATTGAAGATGCTTGGGTAATACAGACACTAGAGAAATGGATAGAACAAATGCCAATACCGCAAGGACAGATAACAAGTAGTGAGATATTTACTACACCAGAAGTACAGAAAGAACTTGAAGATGTACAACTGCCAGAGGAACCAACTGAGGTAGAAGAGAAGGAACAGGAATGATTTGCAGTAGTTGTAAGTGGGCTGGTCATCACAACACTATAGGCAAGACTGACCTAGCTAAAGAGTTTCACGACAGATGTGAAGGAGATTGCGGATGCCAGCACAAGATTGGTCCAGGGTGGGTCGTAAGAAAAGGGGACAAGATTCCTCCGATGCAAACTCAGTCTCCATAGCAGAAGTAGTTAGACACTTCGGAGGAGAAGTAAAAGAGGGGCGCAATATCTCAGTGCGTTGCTGTATGCATAGCGACACTCGTAAGAGTGCAGTTATAGATACATACAACAACTTATATTATTGTCATACCTGTGGTAAGGGTGGCAATGCAGTCAATGTCATTATGGAATTAGAGAATGTGGGGTTCAAGGATGCTCTCGCAAGGGCAGGAGAAATTGTTACAGGGGGCAGCGCATCATTACGCTCAGGCAATAAGCGACGAGGCGTTAGCCTACCTCGCAGGACGTGGAATATCTGAGGAGACTGCTGCTAGATTTCGTCTTGGTACTATCACTGATCCGATAGAAGGACATCAAGGCTATGAGGGTTGGATTGCGATACCTTATTTCACAGCTTTAGATTTGTGTGTTGGTTTTAAGTTTAGAAGATTAGACGATGGCAAGCCTAAGTATGGTGCGCCTGTTGGACAGAAGAGCCACCTCTTTAATGTGATTGCAACTCTGTCTCCTACCAAGTCTATCGTTATCTGTGAGGGTGAGTTCGATGCGATAGTTATGGAGGCTAACTGCGGGATACCAGCAGTAGGAGTTCCTGGGGTAGCAGCTTGGAAACCCTTTTATAATAAGCTATTTAATGGCTTTGATATGGTATATATTGTCGGAGACAACGATGTCAAAGAAGACGGAACTAATCCTGGAGCTGAGTTCTCTCGCCGCGTGGCGAGCGAGGTAAGTAACTCTCAGATTGTTACACTACCACCAGGATTGGATATAACAGATTTTTACTTAGCCAATGGTAAAGACGTAACAGCCAACCTAGTAGGAGGAGTTAGATGAGTGAGTACAAAGAAGGAATTGATGCAGATGGCAGAGTTTCTGAAGGAATTGGGGATGGTAATAGTCTCCATCGATTACAAGAATGGTTTGATTACAGTCAAACCGATTCCGACAAGAGATTAGATTCGGAGTTCGTTGCTAATGTCTGGCGAATCCTTGACACAGCAGGTAATCTGCTCATCCGCAAACATAAAGATTATGGTCCAAAGAACATCTCTCACAGTCCAGGTGGAGCACTCAACGGATTACGAGTGCGTATGCACGACAAGGTGGCTAGAATCAATCACCTCGTTGATAGTGAAGTCGCTCCCTCAAACGAGTCACTTCGAGACAGTTTCTTAGATCTACTTAACTACTCTGCTATTGCAATGATGGTCCTTGATAAGACTTGGCCTGAGATGCCAGAGGATAAGTAATGAAACCTTTTAAGATAAGAAAAGTTGCTAGAGAAGTTTATCCTTATGATGTCTATGATGTGATTGAACTATACAAGGCTAAGATTATTGACCTTAATGAAGCGCGTTATCTATCTGCTGAATGTATGAACTCTAGTATGTTCTTCGAGAAGAAACCTAATGACTGATATTCACCCAGCTATTCTTGATATAGCTCCAAGCGTAGCTACTGCTATCTGTCGTAGGTTTCGTGGCTATGTAGATAGAGAAGATATAGTTCAAGAGTGCTACTCCTGGTATCTCTCACGATCTGCCCACTACGATACTCTTCTTGGTGAAGAGAACACCATACAGAAAGTCATCAACGAAAAGCGTATAGCTTGGCAGATGAAGCGCCACTGCGAGCGCTATGCTCGCAAAGAGAAGGCTGTTCGTAGCGGATATAAACCTGGAGATGAAGCCTTCTACGATACAGTAATTATCGCCCAACTTCTCCCTCACGTCATCGCCTCCGTTGTAGATAATACAGTCTTAGAACAAGCTCAGAACCTTATCAATGATGGACAACCAAAGAAGCAGTCTGCTCCTGCTGAAGGTGGCAACCTTCTCGCCACGCTTATTGATATTAAGAAGGCATACTTGAAGTTAGATGTAGTTGATAAAGATATCCTCATCAAGAGATACCACGAGAACCTTACTCTCCAAGAGTTAGCTTCATACTTAGAGTGTGCTATCTCTACTGCCGATAGGCGTTGCCAAGGTTCCCTTCGTAAATTACAGAATAATCTTGGCGGAGATAGTCCTTACCAGTGAGATACGAATATGAATGTCCAGCCTGCGGTAATGTCCTCCTCGTTATCCGCAGCATCCACGATATCGAAGTGGAGTATGACTGCCCTCAATGTTCCTCAACATTGAACCGAAGGTGGGAGTCCCCTCCTTCCCACTTTAAGGGTAAGGGCTTCTACTCCACCGATAAATAAGAAAGCCCCGCAGTTAGCACTCTCGGTCTGCGGGGCCTCTTACGCTAAGTGAAAGGATAAATAACCCTTAGCTGTCCTTTAGTCTAGTAGTATCCGCGTTTAATAGCAAAGCGTTTAGCCTTACAAGGTGTTCCGTGACG